ATAAAAACAGAAGAAGTAAAAGCTCCTTCAATAGATCAAGGAATTGATGTTGAAGCAGCAGTAAAAACAAGACTAAGCGAAGAAATGAAACTGCGTAACAAAGAAATTAGTGAAATCCTAAATCTTGGCGCAGCTCATAATCGTTCAGACTTAGCAAAAGCAAGCATAAACTCAGGTGAAAGACTTGATGTCTTTAGAGGAAAGCTTTTAAATGAAATAGAAAATCAACCTCTTGAAAACACCGAAATCGGTCTTACAAAAGACGAGACCAGGCAGTTTAGCATTATGAGGGCAGTAAGAGCTCTTTCTAATCCTACTGACAGACGAGCTCAAGAAGAAGCATCTTTTGAGTTTGAAGCAAGTAGAGCTTACGGAGAAATGGTTGGAAAAACTTCAGAAGGTATCTTTGTACCATCTGAAATACAAAACCAATGGTCTACTCAAGAAAGAATTATCAATACAACAACAGGTCTTCCATTAGTTTATTCAGAACTACAATATAATAATTTAATTGAAGCTTTAACACCTTGGTCAACTGTGTTGGCATCTAATCCCACAACGCTTCAAAATCTTCAAGGCAATGTGAGCATCCCTCGTATAACTGCAATACAAAGTGCAGCTTTTGTAGCTGAAGGAGCTAATGTTGCTGATCAAACTGAGACTTTAGACTCAGTCACATTGAGCCAAAAGACTCTGGGGGCCTCAACATTGATTACAAGATCGATGATGATGAATTCGGACAATTTCAGTGTTGAGCAAATGGTTAGAAACAATCTTGCACAAGCAATTTCAGTTGGTTTTGATAATGCTGCTTTAAATGGTACAGGTGTTGCACCTAACCCTAGAGGCATAATCAATACTGTCGGAATTGGGGCGCAAGCTTTTGCAGCGGCTGGAGTTCCAACGTGGCAAGAAATCTTGTCAATGGAGTCAACCATTTATCAAGCAAATTCATACCTTGGGCCAAATACTCGTCTAATTACTACAGGCGCAGTTCAAGGAAGCATGAAAGGAACACCAAAAGTTGCGGGTGCAGGAGCTAGTTCTTTTGTACAGCAAGATGGGTTCGTAAATGGCTACGAAGTACTGATAAGTTCGCAAATGCCTGCTGGCAATATCGTGTTTGGGGATTTCACTCAATTCATAGCAGCTTTCTGGGGTGGTTTAGAATTATTAGCTGACCCATACACTAATAGCTCATCCGGTACTTTAAAATTAGTAGCAATGTCATCCATCGACTTCGGTGTGCGTCATCCAGCTAGTTTTGTACTAGGTCAGTAATTTGTTAACGACGAATAGCTTTGGGATAGGGGGGGAGCAATCCTCCCCTAACGTAAAAATGAAAGTAAAAATATTAAAACCATGTGTAGTAAATAATGGTGTGGCTAAAATTGGCGATATAGAAGAAGTAGACTCAAACGATGCTAACACTTTAATAAGGCTCGGTTTAGCTGAAGAATCAAAAAAAGTAGTTAAAAAAGACCGTGCTGTAAATACCAAGGAGTTAGAAACTCGTGGAGATTAAATTATTAAAAGCTACTGAAGTAGTTGGTGTATCTTATAAAAAAGGAGATATCGTTGATTGCGCTCCCTCTATTGCTGAGAAGTATATTAAAGCAAAGTTAGGAGAGCCTGTGTTAGTAATTGAAGAAGTTAAGGAAAGCGTAAGTGTTGAAGTCTTCCCGGAAACTGGATCAATAAAAGCAGAAGGTCACTAGTGGCTATTAATACTTCACCAGATGCATTTTTTAATCTAAATGACTTTGCTATTCCTGTGACTTGGAACGTCACAACTAGCTCAGATATTTATATTTTAGATGTTATATTTGATGATCCTTATTTTGCAGCTTTCGATGATGGACTCGCTGCTGTGTCTACAAGTACCCCAACAATAACAATGCAGACGGCTAAGATGCCTGTAGGCAGCGCTGTTGATGATACTATTGTGTTAAAGCATCCCGTCGATAATATAAAAAATACATATAAAGTGAAAGAGATTCAACGTGACGGCACAGGGATCTCACTACTTTATCTACAATTACAGTAAAAATTATGTCCCATGTAAGACAACAAATTAGAGACCGTATTTTAACGATACTGGGTGGATTAACTACGACTACTACCCACGTTTATAATACGAGGCTTTACGCTTTAATACCTGAGTCTAATTTACCTGCTTTGCTAGTCTATACGCAAACAGAAGATGCTGAGAGAGAGCTTATTGCTCCATCTACTTATCAACGTAACTTAAATGTTGTAGTTGAAGGCATCGCTGAGGGAAATTCTTTAGTAGAGAATACTCTTGATACCATAGCTGCAGAGGTGGAGGCCGTAATTGGCTCAGACCCCGGCTTAAATGGATTATGCGTAAATATCTCACTTGCAAGCACTGAAATCGATTTTACTTCTGAATCGGAACATCCGATCGGAGTAATAAAACTAACGTTTGAATGCCAATATTATACCGCAGCAAACGATTCAACAATATCAATTAATTAAGGAGAGTATCATGGCAATAGCTAAAGGTTATGAAGCCGTATTAAAAATTGGAACTAATACTTTAGGACAGTGTAGTTCTTTCACTATAAACAAAAATTTAGAAACAGTAGATACATCAACAATTGGAGTAACTTCAAAGCAATTTGTCAGCACTCTTGATAGTTGGAACGGAAGCTGTGACTTATTTTTTGACATTGGAGATACGGCAACAGCCGAATTACTAGCAGCATGTACAGGTGGCGGTGTAACCGTGGCTTGTAACTTCTATGTCGAAGGAACTGCCGCTGGAGTAGATAAGTATTATTATGGTGATGCTTTTGTCACTTCATTAGATTGGAACACCACGGCAGCAGGTGTTCTTGAGGCTTCCGTATCTTTACAAGGTACAGGAACTCTCTCAGAAGGAACTGCCGCTTAATCATAACTATAAAAAGGAGACTAAATGTCAACAATAGGTAACCGACTCATTGAGTTGCAGCAGAAAAAAGAAAGACACACTTTTTCTGTGCCAGAACTGGGAAAGAACGGTAATGACCTAACCGTTTATTATAAAAAGCTAACTGTCCGAGAGGATGAGAGGCTTAGAAGAAAACACCCGGAGTTTTATAAACAATTAACCTCAGGACAACTACCAAGCTTTGCAGCCTTAATCGATTTATTAATTATTAAGTGCGAGCAAGAAGATGGAACAGCTTTATTTAAAGATGAAGACAGGTCTGTTTTACTTGGCATGAACGTTAATTTTGTTACGGAACTTGCTGGTAAACTATTGGAAAACATTTTCGATGTCCCAGATAGTGAGCAAGCGGAAAAAAACTAGAAAGCGATGAGTATTTGCATATTTTATACGGCATAGCTCATCGCAAAAACACCACACTGGATACGATCCTAGACATGGACTTAGAAGAGTTAATGTATTGGATCGCTTTTTACACTATTGAGTCAAAAGGAATAAAGAATGGCAAGCGGTGAACGATTAAATTTATTATTAACAGCAAAAGACAACACTAGAAAAGCTTTCTCCACTCTTGGTAGAAGTTTGGGCGTGGCTAGAAGAGCAGTCTTTTCTTTTAAATCTGCTTTAGGTGGAATTGTTGGTATTGCTGGCCTTGGCTTATTAGTTAAAAGGACTCTAGAGACCGTAGACGCTAATAAAAAGCTAGCGGATAGAATGGGCCTATCTACTAAGCAACTGGGTGGCTATGAGCTTGCAGCAACTTTAGCTGGCGAGAGTATAACCACAGTTCAAAAGGCTCTTGAAAAGATGGAGAAAAATCTTGGAGAAACCGAGATGGGTCTCTCTACCGCTAAGTTAGGTGTCGACGCTTTAGGCATAGAGTTAGAAAAGATTAACCGCTTATCCCCGGACGAAAGATTTAAACAGATTGCTGACGGTATTGCCGCTTTAAGCACTCAACAAGAAAAGAACGTAGTAGCTACTCAGCTTTTTGGTAAAGCTGGTGCTAAAATGATACAAGTTTTCGAAATGGGGTCTAAAAAGTTAACGGAGATGCAAGAAGCTGCCGTAGCTTTGGGTATTTCATTAAATGAATTTGCTTCTGCACAAATAGAAAAGTTTAATGATAAATTAGCAGTTTTAATCCTTCATGCAAAAGGAATCTTTAGAACTTTTGTTGTGGCTTTAATACCTGCAATGATAAAAGTTGTCGATATAACGATGAATTGGCTTAAGTCTTGGTCACAAGATGGTGGCCCAGAGAGAGCAGCAAAAAATGTCGCTGAGTTTGTTTTAGATATTGGTCGTGGCATATTAACAATGACTGATAATATGTTAAAATTTGGTAAATATACCGCTCAAATGTTTAATAATTTACCAGCATTTTTAAGGGGTGGCAAACTAATTGGAGCTGATTTTTTTAACTCTATTACTGTTGGATTGATGAAAATTCATAAAAGTAGAGAAGCATTAAATGGACTAAGTATGGAAATTAAAACAATACTTGGAACAACTACTGATGAGGCTGCAAGTATTTCTGATAAACTAGGTCTTAATGATTTGGGTACAGGATCAATTTTAACAACTAACGCACTTACTAAAATGTCCGATGCAATGAAGAGTTTTGATGATCAGGTAACTGATACTGCGGCACTATCATTAAAGGCTTTAGGTAAAACTTTTGAACAAATAATAATGGGAGCTAAATCAGTAGGGCAAGCCTTTAAAGACTTAGGTCGACAAATTTACGCTGCTTTAGTTAATATGTTTGTTACACAGGCAATAATAAACCCTCTAACTAAACCTTTTGAAGCTTTATTTACTCCGGGAGCAGCCTCAGGTGCTGGGTCTGGTGCTAAAGTGCCAATGGCTAGAGCAGGTGGTGGCCCCGTAATGGCAGGCAAGTCTTACATAGTAGGTGAGAATGGCCCTGAGTTGCTATCAATGGGTGCTAACGGCAGCATAACTCCTAATAATGCAATGGGTGGCGGACAGACAATAAATATCTCTGTCGGTATAGCTCAAACTGTAAGAGCAGAAATTATGGCTTTACTCCCAGCTATTGCACAAGCCTCAAATGGTACTTTAATCGATAAACAGCAACGAGCCGGATCATGAGTATTACTTATCCCTTGGCTTTACCTAATACTACCAGCTTTAGTTTAGT